ATGAGTATGCTTATTAATCTTGATACAAATGAAGAAATAACGCCATTTATCAGCATTTCCAGTAAGCAAGAAGTAACAAAAACAGTTCAGAAAACTCTTGACGGAGCTACTCATATTCAAAGGATAGGTCAGCCAAATATTAGCTTTGAAATTACAGCCTATGTTGATGAAGTGGGAAAAGAAAAGCTTATGTATGCAGAGGATAAGGCATCACTTTTAAAGGCTGACCTTAAAAAAGGTGTGTTTTTAGGGAGGATAACATCACTCAAAGATTTTGATAGTGTCACGAGGAGTTACTATAAGGCGGTTATTACCCTTTCAAAAGAGGTAGAAGAATGAGGATTTTGCCACAGGATTTAAAAAATAAATTACTCCAAAATATTCAAGCAGACAGTACAAATGCAAAGCCTAATTTAAGGCTGATAGCCACTCAGGCAAGTATGAACACGCTTATTTCTGAAGATATTCATAAAGGTATCTCACCAAACTTCGGTGATGTTGCAGTTCGTCAGCTTGAGGGCGAAAAAAGTCCGTCACTTGCTTACGCAATCTGCATTGATAATGGAATTGCAAATGTGTATAAGCGTGATTTTCCGACAGACCTTGAGAAACCTTGGATAAAACAATGGGAGCTCGGATCTGCTAAGGAAGTTGCAATCGAATATAACGGAATTTGGACTTTGGATTCAAAGAAAAAGTGGTACTACCTCAAAACTGAGGAGTACCCTTATGTTTTTTATACGGATAACAGCAATACTTTGTGGGTGCAATACTGGAATTACACTGCCACTAAATTTCAGCTTGCAACTGGCGTTTCTCAAATTTCAGCCTGTCGTGCTTGGCAATCAAGTGATGATTTGAATTTAAACCAAGGGCTAGTTATTGGCTACTTAAAAGGTGGGATTGTTTATTACAGGGCCTTTTGCACTGGTCAAGATGGCGTATCTCTTTGGGAAACTGAACGTGAGGTTACTACACTTGGAACAGGAAATACCTCACTTTGTGTATTCAGAACTAACGATTTTAGGGTTGGCTTCATAACAGAAAATTGTGGTGAAATTTGCTACACACTTTCAAAAAGAACCTATGCCGGGCAGAGTGTCCGACCTGAATCGGTGTATTCAGAAATTGCAGGTTGTGAGATAATATATACTCCAATCCAGTATTTATCGGCTTTTGTGGGAGATGAGAGTACAAAAATCTTTGTGCCAAAAAATGATTGCTCTATTGAATACTACAAGGAAAAACCAGTACTTGAAATTATAGAAACAAAGCGAATTGATCCACAAACATTTGAGATGACTTTTAATTTCAGCCTTGTTGAGAGAAACCCTCTAGAAAAGTATTTAAGCATTTCCCCGCAAGCAGAAATTTCTGAAATTGTTATAAGTGAAAACAAAATAACTCTTACAACAGTTGATGAATTATCGAAAAATATGACGGTAGAAATAACCATACTTGAAAACAGTAGTCTTAGGTATCTGTGTCCTGAAACATCTTTTTTACTTGTTCCAACATTTACAGCAAGGTTCCCACCAGAAGCTATTGAGGACGATAGCCCGTCAATATCAGTGAATTTTATAGTTTTAAAGCTTGAAAACAAGCAAGTGCATTACTCAACCAATTTATACGTTGAAAATTTAAGTTTAACATCAACGCTAAATTGTTCAGTTTTGGCAACGCAAGTTGGAGGAGTTCCTATCTAGCCGGAGTGCCTCCGGTGGCATTTCACCGCCATACAAAAATAGTTGCGGTTATAATTTTGCTTAAGGCGGTGGACTAAATTTCAATAAAACTAACAAAAAGGGGGTCTTAAAATGACAATTAAACCAATAATCCACAACCGATTTGACATTGAGGTTAGGGATAGTAAGACTAATCAGCTCAAGCAGAAGGCTGTTTCATACAACATTGTTCTGGATAAGTTTTTTAATTATCTTGTTAATAAGCAAAAGAAAATGGCATATATCCACGTTGGCACAGGAACAGGTACTCCAACAATTGAGAGAACTCAGCTTTTTACTTTCTTGGGAGCAAAATCAACATCAGTTGTTGAAACTCAGAAAGCCTATCCGGTTAGCTTTATTAGACGTTCGATAGTGCTTTCCCCGTCAGATTTTGTTGGTGCAAAAATTACTGAAGTCGGACTTGGTGCAAGTCAGTATGCAAGTGACCTTGTAACCCACTCAATGCTCAAGGACAGTGAGGGAAACCAGATTGCTATTGAGAAAACTGACACCGATGTGATAACAATTTACTCGACTTTTTATCTCACAATGAGCCAGAATGATGAGGATTATGTTCTGCCTACACCTGCAAACAATGCAATAATTTGGGCAGTTTTGGAGGACGTATATTTAAACGCAACTGTAACAATGGGCGCTTTTAGCAATTTACAAACAGCTGATGAGCTGGCAATCAAAGCAATTTCATCAAAAACTAACATTTATCCGTCAGGCGATTATGCAAACAAAAAGTGGAATTTTGCTGTCACACGTTGGAATTACAATGAGGCAAATGGACACATAATCAGTTCAATCGGTTCACCAAATTATGCAGCGTGGAAGCTACCGAATGCAGATATTTTCCCTCAAATTACACTATCAAATATGACTGTTGGAACTGGTGACGGTGAAACAGTAGAGTTTAATTGTCCTATTCCAAAAGTCGTGGAAAACAGTGAGGTTATCCGAGTAAATGGGGTTACACAGCAACGTGGGACAGATTACACCTTTGATTATGAAAACAATTTTGCTGAGTATCCTGAGTTGTTTATAAGTTCTGATAACAATAATTTTGATATTAGTGGTGGGTATAACGCAAATTATTTAGGGCGTGACTTTTTTGGCTGGAATGGAGTTAATAAAAAGCCTAGTTTAGGTGCAAACGGGAGTAGTCCTATCGTTTTGGATTTTAGGGAAGCAGTAAAAATCAACAGATTTAAGTTTCCACAATGCTTTACTCCGAATTATAGTGGTGGAAGTAGCGAGATCACTCTAAAGCTTGAGTATTCAACCGACGGAGCTACTTGGAATGAAGTGGTTAATAAGTATTATGCCAGTATGTATACAGCGACCGATAACATCAGCTTTGAACCCATAACAGCTCGTTATTGGAGATTTTATGCAATAGCCTCTGCTGGTGTGGGCGCAGCTACTTCACCGAATTTGATGCTTGGTTACACTTCCCCAGGGATTGTTTTTACAACCCCACCGTCAAATGGAGCGACAATTGAGATGGATTGCAAAATCGACAGACCAATTAAAAATGAAAACTGGGTGCTTGATTTTGGGTTTAGTGTGCAGTTTGAACGCGGGAGTTAGTATGATTTTAGAATTTGAATATACAGAAAGCCTTGGAGTTGGTTCATCACCACAGGTTCTGCACATGATGGATAATGGTTTCAGAGTGATTTATTTAAACCAAAATAATGATGTTTGTGTAAAGGTTACTTTCCCAGAACTCGGACTTTACAATAATTTATCGTGGAAAGAAAAAGGGCGAATGTCACCCGATGAAAATGTTTCATTCCCTCAGCTTAAAAAGGTAGCACACTATGGTGGCTACGGTTTTTGGAGCAGTGCTGGCAACCACAAATTTGTTATGTATATGCTACCAGTTGACATTTCTCACACAGTTATTGACGGAAGTATTTCAATTTCAAAGGACACACCAGTGACTTCTGCAAGTGTAAACTTGCAGAATATAAATGGCTTTTTGCTTAAAAGAAGTCGCTCAATTGTTGCACCAAACGCAAAGCTTGAATTCTACATTTCCTTTGGTGACAGTGATGAAATTTCAATTGGACAGTTTTATGTGGATAGGGTTTCAACGTCAATCCCAGAAAACAATCTGTCAGTTTCTGCTCGCAATTCTATCGGAAAGCTTTTAAAAGAGCAAACCTTTGATGAAAGTTATACCTTTAATAAAGGGACGTTGCAAGAAAACCTCGAGGACATATTAAAGCTTGCTGAAATTGAAGACTATTTTGTTGGAGATAGTGGCAAGGCTTGGAGTTTATCTTTTGAGCCACAAACTACACTCTTAGACGGCATAACTGAAGTAATTAAGCTTTTAAATAACTGGCAGATTGCAGAAAACTCAGATGGGGTTGTCGGCATTTCAAGAAATGAGGATGCAAGATTTGATGTTGCGTCAACCTATCTTTTTGAGCGTGACAAAACTTGTTTTAATTATAGCACAGAATATTCTGACGAGCAGACTTACAACAGAATTTGCGTGTCCTGCAAAGAGCCGAGCAATCAACTTTTGCTTGAACTCCCACCTCACAAGCTATGGGTTTCACCAATGCACAAGACTTTGTATGTAAATGTTCCCGACGGAACAAGCTTTGCAGAGCTTACTGAGTATGCAAATAATCTTATTACCAGTATTTCAAATGCTGGCAGAATTGAAACTTTTGCATCAAAGTTTACACCTCAGATGGTAATTGGTGATGAGATTAAAATGGTTGAGGATGATGTTGTTATCGGAACGGTTACGTCAGTAAAGCACACACTCGGCAATAAAGGCTTTTATACGGAGTTTACGATTGACAGTTCTGGGCGAAAGGGTAAGCCTTTGCTCAAAGATTATTTAAACAAAATTACAGGCAATAAAACGCTGAATGGCGTAACAATTACATGAAATAGAACAATTTAAAGAACTCGTTTTGTTGAACCATTAAGATAAATATACGAATAGTGGCACTAAGAGAACCCAAATTATATGAGAAATATTGATAAGAAAATATATTATTACTGCTCCATTTATAATGAAATTTGATTGTTTAAGCTGCTTATCTGTTGCCTTTTGCATTCTTTTAAATAAATACAATATTAGTATTGCTGGTAATATCGATTTTAGTGCTAGACTCCCTAGTGGGTTTTGAACAGTAGAGGCCATTAATGAATTTGCTTCCTTGTAGAACCCTGTATTTAATAAAAAAAGAGTAAAAATAATATCGGTTAAATTGAGTAGGTAAAGTAGTATAAGTTTTTTTTTAATTATTTCAAAGCTATATTTTCTTAAAAAATTAATCATTTTTAACACCTCTGTTGAAAATTATTGTCTATTATCTTATAAGATAAACAACAAATATAGAGAAGTGATATAAAATTTTAATAGATTTAATCAAAATTACAGGCAACAAAACGCTGAATGGCGTAACAATTAATTAGAAAGAAGGGGTTTTATGAAAGAAGTATGGTCTTGGATTCAGATAGCTTTGACGGCTATCGGTGGGTTTATTGGAGGGTTCTTGGGAGGAGTTGATGGCTTTTTGTATGCGTTAATTGCATTTGTGGTCATTGACTACATAACTGGGGTTATGGTAGGAATAACGCAGAAAAAGCTGTCAAGCGAGGTCGGGTTTAAAGGAATATGCAAAAAGGTGCTGATATTCTTGCTCGTGGGAGTTGGGAGCATAATTGATACAAAGATACTTGGTGAAGGCAATGCCCTGAGAACGGCATCTGTCTTTTTTTATTTATCGAATGAGGGCATTTCAATTATTGAGAATGTCGCAATTATAGGACTTCCAATACCTCAAAAGCTAAAGGATGTTTTGGAACAGTTAAATGATAATAAGGGAGAAAAATAATCATGAAAATATATTTATCACCAAGCAATCAACCACAGAATTTATATTGTGTCGGAGGAACAAACGAAAAAGCACAGATGGAGGCTGTGGCTCACAAGGTCAAGGCAATTATTGATAGCGAATATGTGTGCGAAACTGTTATGGCAAGCTTGAATACTGACATTAATTTTAGAGCAATTGAAGCAAAAAACAATGGCTGTAATGTGTATCTTGCAATTCACTCAAATGCTGGGTGTTCAACGGCAAGCGGTGCAATTGCACTTTATCACCCAAGCAACGCTACATCAAAGACTTTTGCAACCAATCTTGTAGCAGAATTAAATGCAGCTTGTCCTATAAAATCAAACCGCAGTAGTGCTATCGTCAATGGAATGTCAGCTTTTAACGGTCAAGGTTATGGTGAGGTCAGAATGCCAACGCAAAATGGTATGGTTTCTGTTCTTGTTGAAACGGATTTCCACGATAATCCGAATACTGCAAGTTGGATTATTAATAACAAGGATACAATAGCTAGAGCCCTTGTTACTGGAATTGCAAAGACTTTTGGGATTACAAAAAAGCAAGCTGCACCAGTGCCGCAATCCGTGCCTGTTTCTACCGGAAAGCTATACAAGGTTCAGGTTGGAGCTTATTCAGTTAAAGCTAATGCTGACAATATGCTCGCAAAACTAAAACAATCCGGGTTTGATGGATATATAAAATTTGAATAACAATTATTGCTCATTGAGGATTTTTCTTCAGTGAGCAATATTTTTTTTATTTTTTTATAAAACGTCCTTTTTTACTTTCTCCCAAGGCTACAAGGTAGAGGGCAAAAACTAAACGCTCTCGGAAAGAGGTGAAAGACATGAAGCACAATTTAAAAATCAGTGTTTCAAAATATCCGCAGAATGGTGGAATAGTGTCTTGCCGCAATGTCACCATCAGAGAGCGTGTTTTGCGTTTTCTCTTAGGAAGCAAGCAGCAAATGACTATCCTTGTGCCTGGTGATACCGTACAGCAACTAACCATTTGTGAATTTAAGGAAGGAGGTAAAGTTTATGAGCAAGGTTAAATTGTTACTTGATGTTGTTTCCGATATGCGTTCTTTGGCTGACAGTATACAAGCTGTTTGTAATGCAATGGCAGAAAACGAATCTGAGAAAAAATCTGAGCCTGTTGTATCTGAAAAAAAGACAAAACAGCCAGAAGTTACACTCGAGGAAGTCAGAGCCGTGCTTGCTGATAAAAGTAGGCTCGGCAAGACCGCTGAGGTGCGTGAACTTATTCAAAAATACGGTGCTGACAAATTAAGTGAAGTTCCGAAAGCGAATTATGCTGACATCTTAAAAGATGCGGAGGTGCTTTAATATGGGCAATCACGCAGTATTATCGGCATCTGGTTCGCACAGATGGCTCAATTGTACTCCTTCTGCAAGACTTGAACTTGAGTTTGAAAACAAGAGTGGGGTGGCTGCAGCAGAAGGTACGGCAGCTCACGCACTGTGCGAACACAAGCTAAAAAAGGCACTCAAAATTAGGAGTAAGCGTCCTGTTTCCGAGTTTGATTCTGACGAAATGGAAGAGCACAGCGACAGCTATGTGGAGTTTGTAATGGAGCAGCTTGAGGTAGCAAAACAAACTTGTAAAGACCCACTAGTTCTAATTGAGCAAAAACTTGACTTTTCAGAGTATGTGCCAGATGGCTTTGGCACTGGTGACTGCGTGATTATCGGTGACGGCACTCTCCATATTATTGATTTAAAGTATGGCAAAGGTGTGCTTGTTAATTCGGAGGAAAACTCACAATTGAAACTATATGCTCTTGGCGCGTTGGAGATTTATTACAAAATCTACGATGTTAAAGAAATTTCCATGACTATTTTTCAACCCCGAAGAGAGAATGTCAGCACTTTCACTATTACCGTAGATGAGTTAAAGAATTGGGCTGAAAATGAACTTAAACCCAAAGCTGAAAAGGCATATAACGGCGATGGAGATTACACTCCCGGTGAGTGGTGTGGCTTTTGCAGAGCTGCAGTTAGATGTAGAGCGAGGGCAGAAGAAAAGCTGAAACTAGCACAATTGGATTTTAAATTACCTCCCCTACTTGCAGATGCGGAAATTGAAGAAATCCTTTTAATTCTGCCGGACTTAACAAAGTGGGCAAATGACATCCTGGATTTTGCAACCGATTCTGCTATCAACCATGGCAAAGAGTGGCAAGGCTTCAAGGTTGTCGAAGGGCGCTCAGTTCGCAAGTACAAGGATGAAACTACTGTAGCGGAAACTGCTAAAGCAAACGGATATAAGGACATTTACCGTCAGAGTCTTATTCCTATGACAGAAATGCAAAAGCTGATGGGAAAGACAAAATTTGAGAAAATACTCGGCGACCTCATTTACAAACCATTGGGCAAGCCTACTCTCGTTCCAAGCTCGGATAAAAGACCAGCGATGAACGTATCAAACGCAAAAAACGAATTTAATGAAATTTTGGAGGAAAATCCTCTGCTCGTCAAAGCAGACTCGCATTTTTCTTTGAAAAACAAGGAGGATTAATATTATGAATAATAACACAAACAAAACTAAGGTAATCACAGGAGCAAACAGTCGCTTTTCATATTTCCACGGCTGGGGGCCTGTTTCCATCAATGGTGGTGCGGAGAAATATAGCGTATCCGTACTTATTCCTAAAACTGATACAGAAACTGTAAATGCGATCAATGCTGCTATCGATGCTGCTATTGAAGAAGGTATTGCAAAGTTTGGTGGAAAGAAACCTAACAAGGCCACAATTAAACTTCCTCTCCGTGATGGCGATGTAGAACGTGATGATGAGTCCTACAAGGGACATTACTTCATCAATGCTAACAGTAATACTGCACCACAGATTGTGGACAGAAGTGTAAAGCCTATTCTTGACCGCAACGAAGTGTACAGTGGTTGTTACGGCAGAGTTTCTCTAAGCTTTTATGCTTTCAACTCTAATGGAAATAAAGGCGTCGCTTGCGGTCTTGGCAATATTCAGAAAATCAAAGACGGTGAACCACTCGGCGGAAGAACTAATGCAGCTGATGATTTTACTACTCTTGCAGATGACGATTTCCTTGCTTAACGCAAATATCGTAAATTAATATTAATGGCGGTGGAGGTCTATCCTCTGCCGTCTTTTTAAGAAAGGTGGGCAAATGAAAAATTTAGAAGTAGATATTGAAACCTTTTCTTCCATTAATCTTGCAAAATGTGGTGTGTACCGTTATGCAGAGGCTGATGATTTTGAAATACTCTTGTTTGGGTATTCTGTTGATGGTGGTCAAGTGCAGGTAGTTGATTTAGCAAATGGTGAAAGAATTCCTGAAACCATAATTACTGCACTTACTGATGCAAATGTAACAAAGTGGGCATTTAATGCGGCTTTTGAGCGTGTATGCCTTTCTAAATATCTCGGTTTGCCAACTGGTGAATATCTTTCTTCAAAAGAGTGGAAATGCTCAATGGTTTGGTCGGCATATATGGGATTACCTTTATCTCTTGAGGGTGTTGGTGCAGTGATTGGAGTTGAAAAACAAAAGCTTTCTAGTGGAAAAGACTTAATTCGATATTTTTGTTTGCCGTGTGCTCCAACTAAAACCAACGGTGGTCGCACTCGTAATTTACCAATCCATGATACTGATAGATGGTCACTTTTCAAAGAATATAACAAGCGAGATGTTGAAACGGAAATTCACATTCAAGAAAAGCTTGCAAAATTCCCTGTACCAGACTTTGTTTGGGAGGAATATCATCTAGACCAAGAAATAAATGACCGTGGCATTAGAGTTGATATGATATTTGTGACTCAGGCAATATCTGTATCAGAAAAATCTCGTGAAGTCCTTATGGAATCAATGCAAAACCTAACAGCACTTAATAATCCTAATTCTGTACAGCAGATGAAAAAATGGCTATCGGATAACGGAATGCAAACAGATACTCTTGGGAAAAAGGCGGTAGCTGAACTAATAAAAGATGCCCCCGACTATCTAGCTGAGGTATTATCACTTCGCCAGCAGCTTGCAAAATCATCAATTAAGAAATATACTGCTATGCAAAATGCTGTATGCTCTGATAATCGTGCAAGGGGTATGTTTCAATTTTATGGTGCCAATCGCACAGGGAGATTTAGTGGTAGGCTCATTCAATTACAAAATTTACCTCAAAACCATATCACAGATTTGGAACAGGCACGGGCCTTGGTTCGTAGTGACAATTACTCTGCACTTGAAATGCTGTATGAAGATATTCCAGATACACTTTCCCAGCTTATCCGTACTGCATTTGTGCCAAGAGAGAACTCAAAGTTTATTGTTGCAGACTTTTCAGCTATTGAGGCAAGGGTGATTGCATGGCTTGCAAATGAAAAATGGCGAAATGAAGTGTTTGCAAAGGGTGAAGATATATACTGCAGTAGTGCAAGCAGAATGTTCCATGTCCCTGTTGAAAAGCACGGAATAAATGGCCACTTAAGGCAAAAAGGTAAAATTGCTGAACTAGCACTTGGCTATGGCGGTTCGGTTGGTGCATTGAAAGCTATGGGTGCCTTAGATATGGGACTTGCTGAAGAAGAACTAAAACCACTTGTAACTGCTTGGCGAACATCAAATTCAAATATCGTATCACTGTGGTGGGCAGTAGACAATGCAGTGAAACGTTCTATTAAAGAACGAACAACTACCGAAACCCACGGCATTAAATTTACCTATCAAAGCGGTATGCTTTTTATCATTTTACCTTCCGGCAGACGATTATCCTATGTAAAGCCACGCATTGGAGAGAATAAGTTCGGTGGTGAGTCTGTCACTTATGAAGGCGTTGGCGGAACAAAGAAATGGGAGCGAATTGAAAGCTATGGTCCTAAATTTGTTGAAAATATTGTTCAGGCAATTAGCCGTGATATTCTGATGTATGCAATAAAAACACTTAGTTGCTGCTCTATTGTGGCTCATGTTCATGATGAAATTATTATTGAAGCTGATAAACGAATGTCCCTCAAAGCGGTATGTGAGCAAATGAGCCGTGTCCCACCTTGGGCAAAGGGTTTATTGCTTAATGCCGACGGTTATGATTGTAATTTTTATAAAAAAGATTAGAAAAACGTCCTATTTCACCTCCTGCCATGGCTACAAGGTAGGAGGTGTTTTTTATGAACCAATATGAAAAAAGCGAAGTAGTTTCTCTTCAAAATGAAGGGTTGGGTTACAAGCGAATTGCTGATATTCTCGGTCTTCCTGTTAACACTGTAAAGTCCTACTGTTATCGTAATAAATCCAAATCAACACAAATAACAAATCAATGTAAGCAATGTGGTATAGAGGTAAAACAGGAACCCCAGAGAAAGCAAAAACAGTTCTGTTCTACTGATTGCCGTATGAAGTGGTGGAACACCCACACAGAACAAATAACTCATAAAACGGTTACCAAATTTATCTGCCCATTGTGTGGTTGTAAATTTGAGGTTTATGGCAAACGCACACGTAAATTCTGCTCTCGTGAATGTTATGCCAAATTCAGAACAAAGGAGCGTAAATAATGGATACAGACTTTTCAAAGCGATTATTTCTTTATAAGTCAACCATTGCAATTGTGAAAATTATGCTCGCAGACGGCATAATATCTGAAGATGAGTACGCCATAATTGATACAATAATGCTTAAAAAATATGAGTTAAGTTCGTGTAGCATTTTTAGGTAAAATTGTTGATAATATACCCTTTCAGAGTTAATATGTATACTACCAAAAGCTATATATAATAGGAAGGAGATTTCAATGGGGAGAAATATTTCACAGGTCAGTTTTCCAAAGCTGAGTGCACCAAAGCTTAAAAAAGTAGCAGCCTATGCTCGAGTTTCAAGTGGTAAGGACGCCATGCTACACTCACTTTCAGCACAAATAAGTTATTACAGTGACTACATACAACATCAAAAAGAGTGGCTGTATGCTGGCATGTATTCCGATGAGGCATTGACGGGCACAAAAGAAAACCGTGCTGGCTTTCAGAAAATGCTCATCAATTGCAAAGACGGAAAGATTGATATGATAATTACAAAGTCAATCTCAAGGTTTGCAAGAAATACCGTTACACTTCTTGAAACAGTTAGAGAGTTAAAGTCAATTGGTGTCGATGTATATTTTCAAGAACAAAACATTCATACAATGAGTGCTGATGGAGAGCTAATGCTCACTATTTTAGCAAGTTACGCTCAGGAAGAAAGCTTATCTGCAAGCGAAAATCAGAAATGGCGTATCCGTAAAGGCTTTGAAAATGGCGAGCTAATTAATCTGCGTTTTATGTACGGTTATTATATTCATAAGGGTAAAATTGAAATTGATAAAAAACAAGCCAACATTGTCATGATGATTTTTGATGAATACTTAAATGGCTTAGGGTGTAGTCTTATTGCCAAAAAACTTAGAGAACAAAATATACCTTTATTAAGAAATGGTAAATGGGAAGCTTTCAGGGTTTTATCAATACTTAAAAATGAGAAATACACAGGAAATTCTCTTTTACAGAAAAAATACCGTAATAACCACCTTGAAAAGAAAGAAATTAAAAATGACGGTACTCTTCCCAAATACTACGCAGAAGGCACGCATCAAGCAATAATTGATATTTGCACATTTAATAAGGTACAGCAAAGATTAAAACAGCAATCAGATAAATATGCAACCGGCAAAAATGCTGAACAATCCGTTTTTGCTGGTAGGCTTTTATGTCCACATTGTGGCAAGAATTATAAAAGAATGAAAAGTAATGGCTCTTTCGGATATAATTGTTCGAATTATCTGACAAAAGGCAAATCTGAATGTTGGGGCAAGAAAATACCTGAAACAACCTTGATTTCTATGAATAATGAGGTTTTGGGGATTGATATGTTTAATGATAATTTATTTAATTCTCAAGTAAAACAAATTATAGTCCCCTCTCCTAATAATCTTATTTTTATAATGTCTGACGGCAGACAAATAGAAAAAGTCTGGCAGAACCCTTCCCGTAAAGACAGTTGGACAGATGAAATGAAACAAAAAGCCAGCGAAAAAACAATTTTGCAAAGGAGTGAAAAACAATGTCAAGAGCAGTAACAGTAATTCCACCAACAATTACCTTAAGAACAAATGCAAACTCACCCTCCCCTACTTACAGGCGAGTGGCAGCATACGCCCGGGTTTCAACTGACAGCGAGGAGCAACAAACTAGTTACACTGCGCAGGTCGATTATTACACAAAATATATAAAGGAACGTGCAGACTGGAAATTTATTTCAGTTTATACAGATGAGGGTATTTCTGCTGTTAATACAAAAAAGAGAGATGGCTTTAATACTATGATTGCAGACGCACTTGCCGGAAAGATAGATTTAATAGTCACAAAGTCAGTCAGCAGATTTGCGAGAAATACAGTTGACAGCCTTGTTACTGTTAGAAAGCTCAAAGAAAAAGGCGTTGAGGTTTATTTTGAAAAAGAAAATATCTATACACTTGACAGTAAGGGCGAACTTTTAATTACGATTATGAGCTCTTTGGCACAGGAGGAAAGCCGTTCAATTTCAGAAAACGTTACCTGGGGACAGCGCAAACGCTTTGCTGATGGTAAAGTAAGCCTACCATATAAAAGCTTTCTCGGGTTTGAAAAAGGTGATGATGGTTTGCCAAAGATTGTGGAAAAGGAAGCTGAAGTAGTCAGGCAGATTTACCGACTTTTTATGGAGGGTAAAACTCCAAGGAAAATAGCAACAATTCTTACAGAGAAAGGAATACCTACTCCAAAGGGTAAAGAAAAATGGCAGGTCACTACTATTTTAAGTATTCTCACCAATGAAAAATACAAGGGGTCGGCATTACTTCAGAAAAAATTCACAGTTGATTTTTTGACAAAAAAGCAAAAAATCAATGAGGGTGAGGTTCCTCAGTATTTTGTAGAAAACAGCCATGAGGCTATTATTGAACCTTTAGAATTTGATATGGTTCAGGCAGAACTTGCAAGACGAAAAGAGCTGGGCAAGAGTTATTCCTGTAACAGCATTTTTTCCTCAAAGATAGTTTGTGGGGAGTGTGGAGATTTCTATGGCTCTAAGGTTTGGCACAGCAATAGCAAGTACAAACGCACCATTTGGCAATGTAATAATAAATTCAAGGGAGATAAGAAATGTAATACACCCCATCTTTATGAGGAAGATATAAAGGCAGAATTTATAAAAGCTTTTAATGAACTGCTCCAAAATAAAGAGGAAATTCTTGATAATTGCAGGCTTATTCAAGCTACTCTTACAGATTGCAGTAAAATAGATAAGGAAATAACTGATTTGCAATCTAAGCTTGAAGTCATAGAAGGTCTTACAAGAAAGCTTGTTGACGATAATTCTTGCAATGTTATAGATCAGAATGAATATATTTCAAAATATGAGGCTCATTTAAAACGCTATGAAACCTCCAAATTCAAACTGGAGAAACTACAAAATCAGCGTAATGCAAGGATTGCCAAGCATGATTTAATCGGTGGTTTTATGTTTGAGTTGGTGGAATGTAATGAGGTTATTTCAGAGTTTGATGAGAAACTGTTTGGTGTGGTGGTTAAGAAGGTTGTGGTTAGAAAGGATGGGTTGGAGGTTGAGTTTAGGCATGATAAAATATAATTTATTAAAAAATCAGAAAAAAATTGATATTATATATAGCTTATGCTATAATAATATATCATATGCTATATTGGAGGTTGTTATATGGAGTTTTCTGAAATAATAAAAAAAGTTAGAAAGATATTAGCCTTAAGCCAAACACAGCTTGCGGACGCATTAAGCGTTAGTTTTAGCACTATTAATAGATGGGAAAACAAGAAAGTAGAACCAAGCAAACTTGCCATTAAAACATTTTATGAATTTTGTGAAAACAACTTTATAGATGTAAATAAATTGTAGAAATCCTAAATGACTAATATATAATTAACGGAGGGATAACATGGCTAGAGCAGACTTGCTCTGTGATATAATCAAATATGGTTTGATTAATGACAGTGTTAATTTTAGAAAAGCTGCTGAGGCAATTTGTGCTGAAGAACGTTCAAAGCAGCATGGTGTCTTAGCAAATAAAATAGAAGAATTATTGAAAAACGCAAAACCATCATACAAAGATATGAGTGCACCTAGCATAATACGAAATGGAATTAACGAACAAACATTAATTTGGGAGAAAATACCTCAAAAAAGAATAAATGAGTTATTATTACCTAAAAACGTTTTGGAGAGTTGCAACGAAATAATTGAAGAACAATTACGAGGAGATCTATTGAGATCTTACGGACTTGAACCTCGTAACAAAATGTTATTAGTGGGGCCTCCTGGGAACGGAAAGACCTCATTGGCAGAAGCATTAGCAGAATCTTTGTCTGTTCCTCTTCTTACAGTACGATATGAGAGTATTGTAGGTTCATATTTAGGTGAAACAGCAAGTAAGCTTTCAAAGCTAATTGAATACGCAAAGTCAAGACAATGTGTTCTTTTTTTCGATGAATTTGAAACATTGGGCAAAGAGCGTGGTGATATGCACGAAACAGGTGAGATAAAGCGTGTAGTTAGTTCCTTGTTGTTGCACATTGATTCTTTGCCAAGCTATGTTGTTGTTATTGGTGCAACTAATCATGAAGGGTTACTGGATAAAGCAGCATGGAGAAGGTTCCAAATAAAACTAAATTTACCGAAACCTGAGCAAAAAGATCTAGAAAAATTGTATTCTTTGTTTGAAAAACAAAAAAATTTCAAATTTGGTGTTTCTACATTGAATTTGGCAAAGAAAACAGTAGGTTTATGCTTTGCAGAATGTGAAGAATTAGCTCTGTCAATTTACAGACAGTATGTTTTGAGTCTTCCTAATTCAAATACTAAAAATATTACTGAAAACACATTGAAGCTATGGGATGATCAAGTTAAAATCAGTAAAAATCCAAATATGGAAGTAGGTGAAAAATAGTGAGTGAAAGACCATTGTTATTATTTCCTGAACCTCAAGTAGCAGATAAAACAAAGGGGCATTCAGTGCCTCCAGGCAAAATCTTCAAACCTAACGCACAAAGGCAGTTTCAACGACTAACTCCTGTTTTTGGAGAGTTAACCCGAGCTTTTGCTTTAAAAAATATTGTCGTGCAGCAATCGACAATTGGTATAAATCCAGAATATGCTTTGGTGTTCGAAGTTATAGGGAGTGTCGATGATTTTTATAAGGCAGTGAATAAAGTTGAAGGACTGGAATGGATTTTTGACCAAACTACAGATAATATTGAACCTGATGAATACTTTTATCAACAAAATGATGAAGGAGAAGTTGTTGACACTTCTTTTAACGGTAGAGTATATTGCGTAATGACAAATCTGTCTGCAATGAACGAATTATTATCCATGTGGCGAAGATATAGCAATGGAGAAACAAATGTGTTCCCGAGAGGGACTGCTCCGATCAGAAAGGTATTTGAATTACTAAAGAGTATTAGATTATGGAATGCGCAAGATCGTATTTATGAAACTAAAGCAATTGAATACTGGAAAGAAGAGTTGGAGTTTACAGGAAAAGATATTGTTACTTTTGAGATTGAATTGTTTTGTAGAAACAATGAGGATAAAAGAACCAAATCCATTTCAGAAGTAACGTATGCAATTTCCGCATTAGGCGGACATGTATTAAAAATTTGTTATATTGAAGAAATATCATATCATTCCCTTCTTGTTAATTTACCAAGAGCCGAAATACAACAGTTGGTGGATAATTATGAAAGTGTTTCTTTAGTTAATGTTGATGGTATTATGTTTTTTAGACCAATGTGTCAATCGGTTTTTTGCAGTGATGATTCCTCTATTCCGTATGAAAATGAAACAGAAGATACCCAAGACTTGCAAGACCCAATAATTGCAGTATTGGATGGTATGCCTATGCAAAACCATCGACTATTAAAGAATAGAATTATTGTTGATGATCCAGATGAATATGAAAAATACTATCAAGTTAAAGATAGGAAACACGGAACAGCAATGGCTTCTTTAATTATTCACGGAGATATCAATAGTGGTAGCCCTTCGTTACAAAGAAAAATATATTTCAGGCCAATAATGAAACCTTATACAGATTGGCATGATAATTCTATTGAAAAAATTCCTGAAGATGTAATGATAGTTGATTTAATTCATCGTTCAATTAAAAGAATGATCGAAGGAGAAAACGATGAAAGTCCAGCATCACCTATGGTCAAGGTTATTAACCTCTCAATAGGTGACCCTTATCGGCAGTTTGCTACAATAATGAGTCCTTTGGCAAGATTATTGGATTGGTTAAGTTTTAAGTATAAAATACTATTTGTAGTTAGTGCTGGTAATCAATCAAAGTTTGAAGAAGAGTTCAGCGAACCATTCTCAAATTTTAAAAGTTTATCAATTAATGAAAGAACTGCGAAAGTATATGACTGTTTATCAGATTATAAAAGTTACCTAAGGGTTTTATCTCCAGCTGAAACAATCAATAATCTAACTATCGGGGCTACATACTCAGATTTTTGCAAATTAACCGAAAATGAAAGACAAGCATTTGTAGTTGAAAATGGTTATCCAAGTCCAATTTCAGCTATAGGATTTGGATATAATAAAATGATTAATCCAGATTTATTTTATTATGGAGGCAGAAAGTTTCTTGTTGAGGATTTGGCAAGACGTAAATCTAGGTGGTTAAATAACACGAATGAACCAGGCTGTAAATCTGCTTCTCCGTTGGCTGATGGTGTTTCAGATGGATGTGCTTTTTCTTTTGGCACTAGTGATGCTACTGCTCAAATTACACATGAAGCAGGAATTTGCTATGATGTACTATACGATATATTCGTTAACGAAAACGAGAGGGCTTTGCCACAAAATCATATTGCAACTTTATTAAAATCAATGCTAGTTCATGGTGCATCTTGGGGTAGTATTAGTACTGAATTGGCAACTCATGTGTCAGAAACAAATAAAAAATTAACCAGATGGTTAGGGAACGGAATACCTGACGTAGCTAAGGTGCAAGATTGTACTAAGAATAGAGTTACATTAATAGGGTTAGGTGAGCTAGTGCCAGATGAGGCGCACTTGTATAGGTTGCCATTACCCTTTAACTTTTCAACAGAAAAAATAAAAAGAAAGTTGACAATAACACTATCTTATCTTACTTCTACTGTTCCTACAAAGCAAAAATACAGAGGCTCGCAGATTTGGTTTGAAGTTAATCAAATTGATAATTTAAAAATGACACGTCAAAATTCAGATTGGCAAGCTGTTAGAAAAGGAACATTACAACACGAAATATTTTGCGGCGAAAATGCTGTTGTTTGGGATGAAAACAATGAATTAATAATTAAGGTTAATTGTAAAGATGACGCTATAAAGACAAATGATAAAATACCATATGGAATGTTTGTGACATTCGAAGTTGCTGAAGGAATAGACTTGGATGTTTATACTAAGATTGCAAGTAAAATCAGAACAACTGTTTCTATACAAAATAATTAGCCTTTAGGTTTTTCGAAACTCATATTATAAATGTAACAACTATACAGTGATAATGATAAATCTATATTGTATGTTCTATGAAAAGAGAAAAGCTATTCTGGCTGAGAAAATTCGTGCTTTACTAGGAGGATAACATAATGAGCAATCAATTAACAGGGCGAGAAATATTACAACATTTGAATATTCCTGATTTAAGACATATTGCAAAAGATAAGGTTTAGATATGTAAAACTGAATATAAGTATATATGGCTTACGCCCTGCTAGTTTGAAATAAACTAGCAGGGCGTTTTTAAATGGTATGAATAATAATTTACAATAAAATTTTTTTATTATTGTAAAAATAATTGACAAGATTAAAAATTTTTGCTATTCTAAATTTAGGAGGTAATAATATGAAAAATAATAGTAAGGAAATTCAAATAAAGCGATTGCAAAATAACCTGTCTTCTATAAGGAAAATTGCAGGGTGGACTTCAGAGCAACTAGGTGAGAAGATTGGTGTTACGAAACAAACCATTAGTAACTTAGAAAATCAGAAAACGCCAATGTCACTGATACAATATATTGCGATAAGATCCGTATTAGATTATGAAATAGAAAATAATAAAGAAAACACTGTGCTTCCTCAAGTGATTACAATTTTACTTGATAAAGCTGATGCCATTGATGATAAAGATTATGACAAAGTCAAAGAGGCCGTTTCTGCAGTTTCAATAGCAGCTGCAGGAGGTACTTCAGGGGCGACACTTGCAGCTATGTTTGCTGGAGTATTAGCTCCAATGGGAGTAATCGGCGCTGGATTATTGGGACCAATAGGAGCAATCGCCGGTGAAACCGCTAGCTGGTTGAAAAAGATATTAAACAAAAAGGAGAAGAACTGATTGTGGACTTTACATTAAAAGAAACACTTAAAAATTTGAATCCCTCACCTACAAAACTAGATAATTCAAACATCAAAAGTATTAAGGAACAATTTCCTGTACCAGTTTCGCACAAAGTGCTATGGGCAGATGTAAAATTTGGAAGAAGAATTTCAGGACTTGTATTGACCGACATTGGAATTTTTATAAAGGGAAGTAAAGAAATAATTAATGAAGAAAACTTAAAAATTTCCAATAAGAAAGATAAAATAAATTCAATATACCATTACATTAAATGGGAGTATTTTGATGTAGATGATTTTAAAATAGACTTATACCAAGATAAATGCAGTGTAAAATTTAATAATAAAAAAGTTGCAGACCTAAGTAGAAATAACAATTTTTTTAAACTATACAAGGACACTTACAAAAATATAGTTAAAGAAGCCGTTGTTTCAGCTGAAAATATTTTTGCTGATTTAGAAGCTGTTGTTGCTGAAAATTTTTCTGCTGTTAATACAAAGACCGGACATGGCGAGATGGCTGAAGAAGCATTAACACTTTTGGATAAATTATCTGGAAAGGATGTAAAAGTTGTTGGTCGAACAAATGAAAAGAACGGTGCAGATCGATTAGTTGATGGTGTCGAAATTCAAACGAAATATTACTCATCTGGTAAAGGCTGCGTTGATGCATGCTTTGATAAAACTACAGGTAATTTTCGCTATCAATCAACTAATGGAGAACCTATGCTTGTTGAGGTGCCAAAAGATAAATATGCCGATGCAATCAATGAGTTTCGTAAGAAAATACTTGAAGGAAAAGTTCCGGGGGTTACTAATCCAGATGATGCATCTAAATATATAAAGCAAGGTAAGCTAACCTATAAGCAAGCATTAAATCTTTGTAGACCTGGAACAATTGAATCATTAACATATGATACTGTAACTGGTGCTATTAATTGTTCTTTTGCTTTTGGAATAACTTTTCTTACGACTTTTATTATTAGTTATTCACAAACTGGGAATCGAAAAGAAGCAATGAATTCAGCCTTTGCTGCTGGCATACAAGTTTTTGGCTTGGCTTTCTTTGCTCATGTTTTCACTCAGCAAGTTGCCCGTACAACTTTGACAAAACAATTAATTCCTTTAAGCACATACATTGTAAACGCTATGGGGTATAAAACTGTACAAACTATCGTTAACGCAATTAGATCAATGGCTGGAAAATCAGCAATTTCCGGTGCTGCTGCTATGAAACAGTTAGCTAAAATTTTAAGGAGTAATGTTGTAACTTCAGCAATTACATTTATTGTTTTCTCCGTTCCGGATACATATAACATTTTTTGTAAGAGACTATCTAAGGCGCAATATACCAAAAATATGTTATCTTTGATTGGCACTATGGCAGCTGCAGGAGGAGGTACGTTAGGTACTTCGCTAGTTGTAGCAAAAGTTGGTGCTGAAACAGGCACAATTATTGCACCAGGAGTAGGTACCGCCATTGGTATAGCTGGTGGTTTAGTTGGGGGTTTGCTTGGGGGAGCTGCAATTAAAGCGGCAGGGGATGCAATAAGAGAAGATGATTCAGTGGTAATAGCAAGACTATTCAATGGAGTAGTTATTAATATGATTTATGAATATATGCTATCTGAAAGTGAAATAAATGTTGTTATTGAGAAATTTGATTCATTAAAGCCAAAAGATTTTAAAAAGCTCTTTAAATCTGTCGTTTCTTTTAAAAAACAAGAAAAAATTATTGAAGATTATATTCGCCATTTTTATGAGGAAGTTATCAGAAGTAGACCTAAAATTTCAGAACCTTCACCATCAGATTTAGTAGAGTTCGTGAAGCAATTTAACTGCGCTGAACAAAATAACATATAAAGGGATGATATAATGCTTTACAAATTAAATACAAATAAAGAAGATTATATAAAAGTTAATAGAGTGACATTAAAAAGCCTCGGGTGGAAGGAAATTGATTTACAGAAATTGCTATCTAAGCATATTCAAGATTTTATTTATTCAAATGAATTAATGACTATATTTAACGAAAGACCAAGACAAGAAGAACCCGATATTTTGGCGTTAGATAAAAAAGGAGACCTGTATATATTTGAATTAAAACGCTGGAGTTCAAATCAAGAAAATTTGCTCCAGGTTCTTCGCTATGGACAATTATTTGGTAATAGCAATTATGATGAGTTAAATGAATTATTTCAGAAATATACTTCATCTCCTTCAACATTGTATGAAACACATAAACAATATTTTGGATTTAATGAGGACTCCTGTGTTGAAACAGATAATTACAATAAAAATCAGCACTTTTTGATTGTGACAAATGGTTTAGACCAGAAAACCGTTGAAGCTATTGCTTATTGGAAGAAAAATGGACTTAATATTGACGCCATTATATATTGGGTTTTTGAAATTAATGAAGAATATTTTATCGAATTTAATATGTTTTCACCTATAGAAGGATTTCTAGAATATGAAAGTTCTAGTTATGTACTTAATACAAACTACTCAAATAATAAACAACATAATGATGATATGATTAAGAATCATAAGGCAGCAGCTTATTATCCTGGTTGGAGAGAAAAAATTGAAAAAATCCAAAAGGGAGATACAGTTTTCTTGTATAAAAGTGGCAGCGGAATTGTTGCATACGGAATTGCTAATGGAATTTTGGAAAAGCGAGATTGTGATGGGAACAAAGATTATGAATACCTTATGAAACTTGATAAATTTGAAGTTTTAAGTACTCCAATGCTTCCATCTAAAATGAAAGAAATAACTAACCAAGGGTTCCCGTTTAGAACAACACTGTTTTCTATTAGCGATGAGAGCAGAGATCTTATCATTAAAGAAATTAAAAAAAACTACCTATGAATTATGTGTGTATATTAAATCCGTTTATTATCTTACAACAGTCCCTCTATCCCCAAAACCTACTATACGCCCTACAATATGACTACACTACTTTTGGGTAGGTTGAGTGAAAATAGGCTAAAATAGGCTGTGGACTATTACTGAATGACATGTAAGAGGGTTTTGAGAAATAAGCAAAAATACTGACATTATAAAAGTCCTCTCGTGCCATATTGAGTTCATGTTATTGGTATAAATTATTCTGCACCCCTCTAAACTAAAAATGCACCCATTTTAAAATAGGTGCATTTGTATCAAAGGTGAAAGCCTTTGCCAAAATCACTCTCCGCAAACCCTTTATTGATACGGGTTCGCGGAGTTTTTTGCTTTTAAAATTTCAAATTGTACCCCAAATTGTACCCCAACTTTTTTTATCCAACTTTTATACAGTCTGAAATACACTCGCTGACAGCAGTCTGCATTTCCATAAAAGCATAGGCGTAAATATTAAGTGTGGTCGTAGCTTGAGCATGTCCCAGATTTTGTTGAACAGTTTTAATGTCACATCCATTTTTAATTAATAAGCTTGCGTTCATATGTCTAAAATCATGTGTGCAAATATGCTTGAGATTGTTTACAATACAAAAGCGTCTAAGCCAGAGCGTCATAGCAGGCGGAGAAACAGCGTTGCCGTATGTCCCTCTAAATACTATTTCATTATCCCTATCGTTCCATTCTGTGCCTATATCGTTGCGTTGGCCCTCATAAAACTGTTTTAATTCATTAAGTTTATCAAACACAAGTTGTGGCAATTTGATACACCTAACTGATGACTTAGTTTTTGGGGAACTAACTACTCTGAAAATATCTGCTCCATTAACAGTTTGGACAGAGTCCTCTTTGCATCTTCTTATTTTGTAAACATTTCTTTTAATAAAAACCATACTTCTTTTGAAATCAAAATCTTTCCACTCAAGTCCGCAAAGTTCCCCTAATCGCATTCCGCTATAAAGTGCAACTGTGAAAAACACTCTATATAAAATAGATGATTTTTCATTCAAGGCCTCAAAAAGTAAGTTTGCATCTTCAATAGAATAGAACTCTTTTTCTGACTGACATGCTGATGGTCTTTTAACATCATCACATGGGTTGATTTCAAGAATATCGAGTTCCTTAGCATATTCAAATACAGTTGAAATATAAGACATTGTATTTCTTATTGTCTTAGGGTTAAGTGGCCTTTTGGAAAACTTCCCCTTACCCTCTTCAAGCCTTTGAATCATCCTTTTAAGGACACTTCTTGAAATGCTGTCAAGCCTCATATCTCCAATTTCAGTATTAACACGTTTTATAACGGTTGACATTTTATCAAAAGTAGAAGGTTTGTATTTCGGTTTTGCATAGTGAGGTATCCAATCTTTAGAAATAAAGTCTGCGAATTTTACATTACAGGCTTGATACCCATTTTTATATTTTTCTTCAAACAGAACCATCTGTCGAGCCAGTTCTGCTTTAACTTTTCGCTTATTATTTTTGATATCAGCATTAGGTTGCCAGTTAAAATACTGGCATCCTTTTTCTTTATTTGTGACTTTGATTCGGTATGAATCGCCACGTATTATATAACTAGCCAC